TATAGGTGTCAGGTTTGTTAAAACAATTGACTCTTTTAAAATTTTATGTGGAATATGAACCAAAAACAAATTACCATCATAAAATGAAAGATCTTCTTTAAGATTTAAAGCACCATCAACCATTTTTAAAAATATCTTGAATTGAATTGGGTCAACAAAAGATTCAGATAGAATTGTACCAAAATTTTCGTTGATAATATTACTTTTGTGGTTTACTGGAGTTTTTATCATGTCTTTATTATTTCTACAAATGTAATAAAACTTTTGGTTCTAAAAAAATTATTTTAAAACTTTTTTAATAATATCATAAAGTTGTTCAACTTCTTTTTGTTTTGGTATGTCATATAATTTAAAATACTTACAAGATGTATGTTCATGACCATGAGTTGCATTATTTAAATCAGGTTCTTTTTTGTCTTTGGTATTTTGTAAAAATACAAACATCATTCCTCTTTTGGTTCCGTCATCATTAAAGTTATCTATAATTCCAACAAGATCTAAGTCTGTATTAATTTCAATATCAGTTTCTTCGTGAAATTCTCTTATAGCGGCTTGACCTGGCGATTCACCATTTTCAATACCACCACCAGGTATTGACCAAATGTTTGGTAATGTTTCTTTTGGTCCTCTTTTACAGAGTAAAACCTCATCCCCATATTTAAGAATGACACCAGCACTTTTTCTAAACTTATTCATTGATATTTATAAATATGAAAGTAAAAATAAATAATAACTTATTTGATGTTAAAACTCTATTAACTTCAAAAGATGCTCAAAAGGGTATGATGGGTAAAAAATTTGATGGTTATGATGGTATGTTATTTTTTATGAAAAACGAACCTCATTCTTTTTGGATGAAAAACTGTGTTATTCATTTAGATATTATTTACATACATGATTACAAAATTGTAAAAATACATCACAACTGTAAACCTTGTTTTGAAAATGATTGTGATAACTACAAAGGTAATGGTGATTTAGTACTTGAACTTCCTGGTGGAACTTGTAAAAAATATAATATCAAAGAAGACAATGAAGTTACTCTGCTTTAAAATAAATCTATTTTAACTTGTTTCTTTTCATCAACAAAAGTCTGAACTCTACCTCTCGCAACATCACAATAGTTTGGACTTAATTCAATTCCCAACCATCTACGATCTAATATTTCTGCCGACACCATAGATGTTCCGCTACCAGCAAATGGATCCAAAATCACATCGTTTTTGTAGGACAATATCTTAATCGCCTTTGTTGGTATGTCCATCGAGAAAGTTGCCTTGGTGAGTGATTTAGTATCTGCAAAGTAATTCCACTGACCAAAAACAAGTTCCATAAACTCTTTCTTATCTTTTTCTTCATATACAATTTTTTTCTTTAATGTCCCGTCTTCCTGTTCAATCTCAGTTGGGGCTCCTTTCCATTCTGGTTCACCTTTAACCTTTTTAATGTGGTTTTTTTTGTATGCTAATATCACACATTCTTTTGGATTATAAATATATGGAGAACTGGGACTCATCCAAGATCCCCATGCGGTTGTCTTACTTCTGTGGGGAGAATCTTCTTCTAAATCCACAATTCCAAAGAATTTAAATCCAACTTCTTTCATTATTTGATAAAATTCTGAAACAAAAAATACTCTACCTCCCCTATCTTGAACATTCACTTCGTAAGGAATGTTAATTGAGACTCTACCGTCATCTTTAATCAATCGGTAAGTTTCTGTTAACCATTCTTTTGTCCAACCCCAATACTGGTCCATAGGTAAGTTATCGATGTGCATATCATATTTAATCCCACAATTATATGGTGGTGATGTAACAACCAAATCAACACTACCTTCAGGTAAAGTTTTCATTACCTCAATACAATCTCCATTTATAATTTTTCCTGTTTCTATCATTTTTAAAATATATTTTTTATCATTATTTAAACTATTTCTGTAATTATTTGAGCTAATTTATATCCTGCAAAAGCTCCTGACGCAGCAGATCCAGGAAGAACTATAAACTTTCCAAGAATTGTGTCATATTTCTTTCTATTCACAATATAAGAAATTAAAATGTAATAAACAATATAGTTTATTAAAACTAAAAAGTCCAGTTCGTTTGCTACAAACACAACAATAGAGTTCCCAAGAAACCCCCACATAAAATTTATAAGAGTTTCTCGTAGTAATTCACTTGGTGTTGTGATAGCATCTAAAACTGAAATTTCTTTACTAAACCCTGTTTTATTTTTCGATGTTTTTGATGTGGTGTTGGAGGTACCAAAGGGCTTTTCTGAGGTCTTCAAGTTCTGTATCTTTTCTTTTTTTTCCTGCACGACTAATATATTTTATTGCATTTCCTAAACTAAACCCTAAATCCCAAGCGTCAATCACCTTGATAACTTCATATTCATTATTTTCTCCTCCGTAATGTTGAGGATGGTTTACTTGTTCTATTTTTGGTGGGGGACACTGACAAAGTCCGGTGCCGCCACATACACAGTCATTATCCATTATTCTTCTTCTCTATATTCTTTTAATAACTCATCGTTGGGCATTGTTCCGTATTTCCCATTAAGACCATCCATATCAACAAATGAGGTCATCATATTTTTTGTATCGTATATTTGTTGTGTAACATCAAGTGATTTAACAATTTCACGAATGATCTTGTAAGGATCAGCATTTGACCCTGGTCTTCGATCTTCAATATATCCTTTCCATTCTTTTGCTGTGTCCTGAGGAACTCTAATTGACGCTCCACGATCAGATACACCCCAACTGAATTTATCAATTGCCTGAGTTTCATACTCCCCAGTTAATCTTAGATTGTTATTAGAACCATAAGCTTTAATGTGATCATTGTGCCTTGATTCAAATGCGTTGAGTAGTGCCATGAAGTATTCTTCATCCCCGTCAAGTCTCATAATGTCTGTTGAGAAGTTTGTATGAAGACCTGATCCATTCCATTCACCATTTTGAATTGGTTTTGGGTGAAGTTCAATATGGTAACCATAATTTTCAACAACTTTGTGTAAGAAATAACGAGTCATCCAAAGATCGTCCCCCCCTTTTAACTTACCTTTAGATAATATCTGATATTCCCACTGACCTAACGCAACTTCAGCGTTTGTTCCTGTAATATTAATACCATAATCTAAACACATATTTGTATGTTCGTCAACAAACTTACGACCAACAACATTATGTCCCACACCACAATAATACTCACCTTGTCCTTTAAGGCTATTTCTTTTATGTCCTAAAATATTCCCATTAATTTCTTCACGAATAAAATACTCTTGTTCAAAACCAAACCAAAGATCTTCAAAACCTTCACCAATACTTGATCTTTTATTTGACTCGTGTGGTGACCCGTCATGATTTAATACCTCACATAAAACATAAACCGTTGATGACATGTCTTTCATATAATGTCTAACAGGTTTTAAAATACGATCTGAGTTTCCAGTTTTAGCTTGGTTAGTTGATGATCCATCAAAATTCCACATAGGAAAATTCCCATCTAAAAATGCGTTTTTAACTGTATTGTATTCAACAATCTTAACTTTACTTCTGAGGTTAGGTTCTGGTTTATATCCATCTAACCACACATATTCCAATTTAATTTTCATATATTATTTATTTTTTTGTGTTTTTGTCAAATAATACTTTCGTATTTCGTGACCCAAATTCTGATCGTTTGGAAATTTATCAACCATTTTTTTAATAAATTCTAAAATTTTGTTTTTTTCTTTATCACCCATTGTTTTCTTTTAATTCTTCAAATTTTTTAGTTTGTGATATGTGACCAGCAATTCTTCTTTTGAACATTGGAAGTAGGGTTTCGTTTATTGGAAAAATTCCCTTTGAGCTCATATAAAAGATTGGTCCTATTTTTTTGTCAATACCATCGAATGAAGAAAAATTATAAATAATTTTTGAAATAGTCAAATCATTTATAGACTGATCGTAAATTAATTTTACATTTGTCATTTGTTGGGGATTTAATTTAGTTTGTTTTTTGATCACATATTCCCAAACATAATGAGTTTTTTCATGATCAATAAAATAAAAGAACCCTTTAGGATGAATAATGTTTTTTTTGTTTCTTTTAACTTTCATATCCAAAGAATCAAACACTATTGTCCACACTGATTTAGCAATGTTAAAGTACTCCATCATTCTTGGTGCTGAGTACATTAGTATTTTTTTAAATTCTTTGGATTCATCGTCTGACATATCGGGAAGATCTTTAACTTTAAGATCTTTTACCATAATTTCGTCATCAATGTTTGTGAGTTTTTTGTCTGTGTAAACAATCTTATGGTCTCTCATAAGAGCTTGGACATTCATTAAATGTAGTGATAATTCAATAAACCCTGGGTATAACTCTAACTTATCCAGTTTTTCTCCCATTTTTTGAAAATAGGAAAGTAGTTTGTATTCTTTGTATTCTCTATCAATAGGTTTTTCGAACATCCAATCGGTGTTCATTAAAAATTCTATTTTTTTTCTTCGTGTCATTAAAAATAAAAATAATACAAAATATAAAACAAATAAAGGGCTAATTGACCCTCATTACATAATACTCAGTTCTATTTATATTAAAAGTGTCATAATCACCATCGTAAGAGTTTAACATATTACCATATCCGTCAGAACTTACTACAGTTTCCGTTAGTTTATCTAAATCAATAAAATCCATTATAAAGTTTTTATCAAAACCATATTGATCAATAAACCCAAAAATGTCGTTTTGGTATTCATCAACTCTACTTGTAATTTCATTTTCAATTGAACTTTCATCATATTCACCTTGTGGATCATCATTGATTTCTTGAATTATTTCTTCTAATCC